CTGCAAAGAGATTTGTAGATCATAGGCAGGGAACTCTTGCCCACCGATACTGGCCAGCCCTGGCCTGCCATCGGTCACTGCAACATTCTTGTCAAGTAGCGCAGCTGCGATTGCGAGCAATGGCCTGAGAGTGTCTAGGTTGCCTGGGCCTATGCCGATGACGCGCACAGGGAAACGCATTGTGACGATTTTGTTGTTGAAAGCCTCAAAGGTTGGGGCATCAATAAAGCAGCAGTTGCTGTTGAGGTTGCGAGGGTCTGTCACTACTCGCAAGCCACTAATGGTGGCCAGCGTAATGGCTAGGTCGTCTATGGCCTCATTGAACAGGTCTGTGTAAGCCATTACGCAACAGCAGGCCTATCGATACCTAGCAACTGTTTTACCATCGGTGTAAACGCATTGGTGGTGATTGCTTGGCCCATAGCATCAAAGCTTGCAAACTGATCGATACTTCCACGCTGACGGAAGTAAGCGCCAGCCAACATGATTGTGCCGAGGGTGCAATCGCCAGATGGGCTAGTGCTGAGGCTGTCAAAATATCCTGCCTCTTGCCTACGACGATAGGCGACCTGATTACCGGCAGAAACACACTGCGCAAGAAACGTTGTCTCATCGGCGCTAGGGCTAGTCAGGCCAAGCCATAACTGCACATTGGCACTTGATACCCATGTGCATGTTTGCGTGTAAGTAAGCGTGCCAGGTGGTATTGCTGCAGAGCGTTCTAAATCAGTGTCGGCATCGTAAAACATAACCTGGTTAGGTATCGGCTCATCAGGGTTGAGTAGCAGATCACCTTCAGAGTCTGTACCTGTGTACAGATACTGAGGGATTGCGTAAACAGTGTGTGTGCCGTTGAGACCGTGCCCTAAACCAGTAAGGGTGATGCTTTCACCAATGGCAATGTCGGTTGCCTCAAGTGTTTGTACAACAGCGTAATTATCTAAACGCTGATGAAAGATGACTGAGTATGTAGCCATGATTGGCTATCGCCTTTCGGGTTAGGCGATTACGATGCCCTGGATAAAGCTCGACTTGGCTACGAAAGTAGCAAAGTAACCGTAGTAAGAGAATGTGCGACCCAATGTGCTTGGGTTTTCTACTGACATAAGGCCACGCTGCTGTTCGTAGATTTCAAAGCCAGGTGCGTAAACAACCAGCATCGTGCCCGATGCAAAGTTGTTATCGACAACAAGTTGAAGGCCCATGACATCCATACCGGTGTAAGCAAGGCCACCTACGCGACCAATGCTGTTCTGTCCGATAACACCGTTTGTGGTGTAACCCAAGATTGGACGCTTTGAACCGTCAAGCTGAGCGCCCAACTTTTCCCATACATCTGGTGACACGCACAAGTGAGTTGGGAAGTAGTTGCTGTCCTCGGTAATTTCGCGTGCTGCGTCATACAAAGCGTTGATCAGTGAAGTTGGGTTGTCAGCTGTAACAGTCCATGTTGAGCCTGATGCTGTTTTACCAGAAACCAAGTTGTCGGCTGCAATGTTATCTGTTGCAATCAGGTACTCACCTGCAAGGTCATTGAGCACAAGGTTGAGTGCTGCAGGATCGGTGAAGTCAATGTCTTGAACTGACAAAGTGACCTGGCCAGCAACTGTGGTTTTTGTAACAGTGTTTGAAGCAATAACCATTGTGGTTGCAGAAACTGCAGCGCCTTCAGTCTGTGTTGCTGCACTCGTGTGCGTGGTAATTGTTGGGCGCACAAAGGTTTTAGATGGCGTATTCGGCATGGCGCGTGCACCAAAAGCAGAAACAACTGGTCGTACAAAGTTAAGGTCTTGGAACAATGGCCCAAGTACCGGCACTGGCAAAAGACCAGGTGTATCGGTAGTAAGTACATCTCCTGCAGCTGCTTGAAGCGCTGTCTGCTGGTTGCGTACTGCGTCTTTGTATGCAGCGTTTACATTGCGAAAAGTATCTCCACCTGCGTGCATTGCTGCAAGGTACTCGGCTGGAGTTGGCATAACAAAACTGCGCTTTGGCTGAGCAAAAACTGTAGATGCTTCGATTACTTCTGGGGCTGGGGTGTCTGACACTGGGTTCTCCTGTGGCTCTAGGGGTTCAGGAGTGTCGGCTTCCTCTTTTGTATTATCGCTCATTTCCTCATCTGATGTGGGGATACTCGCTGCTACATCTGTGATGGTAGCACCTGCGAACGCTGGCTGTGGCACTAATGAGAGCTCTAACCAGTTTGCTGCAGTCACGATCATCACGCCGTTTTGGTCAATCTCAAACTCGGTTGGATTTACGCCAACGCTCACTGAGTCGAGCACGCCATCGGCTGCTAAAACAAGGGCCTCATCACCTAACGCTGTGGTGCTGATTTTTGCTGTAAAAAGCATGCCATCTGGGGTGTCCTCGCGTGCCGTGACAATGCCAATGGCCTGGGTGCTGTCGTGGTACATGTACAGCTTGGGGTTTTTGCCATCGACAGGTAGTGAGCCAGGGGCAAACATAACTTCGGTGCCGTCATTGACTGTGGCCACGACATTGTAGGGCGCTGCGATACCGGTGATGGTTCTGCGTGGGGTGCCATCGGCTGCTGCTGCATCGATGCTTATTGCTGTGGCGTTAAACCTGATCATGCTAATTCCTCTTGTGTGTTTTCTTGGGGCATATCGGGGCTGTCCATTTTATCGGCTGCGTAGTTTTCGTCTAAGTAGCTTGATGTATCAAACTTTACATAAGTTCCACGAGGTAAAACATTGTTTTGGCTCAATGTTGCTGCAATGCAATCGGCGTAGGCCTTCACGCCAAAGATGTAAAGGTCAGCTCTGGCCTGCTCAGATGATTGATAGGAATAGGAGCCTGTGCTTACGCCTACCAAATAGGGGGGCACATTTGTGAGGCGTGCACATTCAAGCGCTTGGTAGTTCGCTGCATCGATTAGGAGCATTTTGTCGGGGGTTGCTGTTGTCTCGGTGTAGCTCAAAAACTCGTTGAGTGCAGCTGTCTGATTGGTGGCGCGTGCAGCGTTGAACGCTGACGCTAGATCAGCAAGCTCGGTGGCGCTCAAAGGCTCACCTCCTGTTTGCTTCAAAACACCAGCAGGTATTGAACTTTCTGCATTTCGATAGCGTGCACCTTCAAGTTTCAATGCTGTGGCAACGGTCTGCTCAGACATGTAAACAATGCCTTGAATAGGGCTCAAAAATTGCACTAGGTCTTTAGGGTCAATCATGTTGCCTTGAAAGTAAACCTCTTTAGATGGGGCAAACCACACTGGCCCTGCTTGGTCTTGAGTGGTGACAGAGCCTGCCGGTAAGCGTGTAAAAGCTGTGGGGTAGCCGTCTTGGGTGCGTGCTGTGATGTACCAAAAAGCACGACCATAAAAGAACAGGTCGTCAAATGTCCACGCCATGAGGAATGGGTATGTAACGCTCGGGTCGGGTTGGCGAAGCCAAGTGCGTGGGGCAATGTTTACTTGCTCCATTTCATCACCATTCCACATTTCGTTGTACATCTTGAGAGGCATACAAGAAATGACCGAGGCCATAAGATCACGTGCGCGTGAAATGGTTGCCACGCTCATAGCCCTGTTGCGTGCTGGGCCTTCAATGTAGGTGTAGTACTGGCCGATGAGGTTTACGCCAGCAGAGTTAGGCGAGTAGCCACCAGAGGCTGCAGCCTTTACCGGTGCAGGTGAGATTGCTGCTTTATTTACTCGGTTGAATAGCGCCATGTTCGGATTATCTCACATTTTCTTAGTGGGGGGTGGCACTGCCCCAGGCAATTCCCGACAGAAAGCCCAGGACAGCACCAAATGTCATCTTAGCGATTTACCACTACCAGCATTGGCTTACCACCTTGTTTTGGTCGAGAGGCAAGTGCAGCTGCGAAAATGGTGAGGCGTGCTAGCTCGACAGGCCCAGGTGAACGCTTACTGCTAATCACAAGGCTGTTCTGTTGAGTGACTGCTACTGCTCGATTCATTTGTTCAGCAAGGTTTTGTTGGCCCTGATGCACAAGTCTGCCATCGTTGATCATGCCTTTGACCAGTGATGTGTAGCGCATCAGCTCGCCATAGCCCACTACCTTTTTACGCCTCTCCAAAGACAGAGGCACATGGTTTTCTAATGGTGGTGTAACAGCCAACATCACCGATGGGTTTTCACAGGCCTTCAATAGTGCCTGTTGCATCTCAGGCAACGAGCCAACTACAAACTCAACTGTGATGTGAGCAACCCCTACATCATCTACGGCAGCGCGAACAGCCGAGTAACGAGAGCCATCGATACTTGTGTCCACGGCTATCCAGCCACCTTCAGGCCCTGGAATGTCAGACATGCACTGCTCCCACTCGCCAGGTTGCAACCAGCAAGCATCGGCATTGACAAACTGGTTCAAAGAGCCACGCAAGAAACTAGATCGGTCTGGGTGTTCAGCATCGGCGAGTAAGGACTCCAACTCGAGTGTGACACCGAGCGCTGGGTTAGCCCAACCCCACCAGCGTGTATCCATAACATCAACACCTGGGGGTGGCGACCATTCAGCAAAGTAAAACTGCCCCTGGCGTTTATCGTCAATGAGTTGTAAACCTTGTTCTCGGTAGCGCAACATTGCAACCGAGGCCTCAGTGCCAGCAGTTGAAGTCATCAACATGATCGGTGAACCACCAGCTGTGCGCATGTTGCGTGCCTTCATCGTTGGCCGTAGCGAATGGGCGAGCACATTGTCCTCAACTGCATACACCTCGTCCACCCAAATAAAATCTGCGCTGAGGCCCATACCAGCCGATGGTGTTGCAGCCTTGACCAGCCAGCGTGAACCATCAGGCATGTCGCAAGTGTTACGGCCATACGCACGCTTCAATGTCGCCCCAAAATACTCCTGCAAAATCGGGGCCACCACCTCAAACTGACGAACAGCAAGAGACAACTCATGCGCTGAGTTCACCACAGTCTGTGGCTTGCCACGCAACTTAGCAATAGAAGTAAGCCACGCCCCAATACACGCCTGACCTAAAACCGTTTTACCATTCTGACGCGCCACAGAAATAAGCGCTGCACGATTGATTAGATCACCGGTATTAGGCTCAACCTCAAAAACACCATCAATGGCGTAGAGCTGCCAATCCATGAGCTCGACCTTCATGTACTTGCTAGCAAACTCGGCAACCAAATCTGCGTAGAGAGAAAACCCTTTTCGAGCCGTTTCCAATCTGGGCTCAGTCCGACCAATCCCAGCAGGCCCTGGCTGGTTCGCGCCAGTTGTCGCCAGTTCGCTTCCCTTCGGGGATATCTGGCCT